CTGTCCACTAAAATGTTTGCACCGGCGCTACTAGCTTCTGCACATCGTTCTCGATGCGGTCCGCCAGCTTCATCGCCTTGTCCTGATCAATCTGACCAGCCTTTGCAATTGTCTCCTCAGTCTTCGCTCGCGTCTCCTCGGCCTTAGCGAGCGTAAGCACCGTATCAGCTTGTGCCTTTGTAGCGAGCGCATTTGCCCTTTGCGCCTCTGCTGCGAAGTACTGCGCCTGAACGTCCGGTTGGGCGTTCTGGGCCTCTGCAAGGAGCTCCTGAGCCTCTTGCTCAGTGGGTTTAACCGCCCCCATCTTAAGTAGCTTCTTGCGGAAGTACGTCCGCACGTCCCCAAGCCCTTCGCCTTCCATGTTCATCATCGCCATCGACGAGAGCACGTTCATCGTCTCAGGGTCTTGTGTCACCGCCATCATTGCAAGCAGCGCCTGCACCGTTGCCTGTTTCTTCGTCGTTGAAGATGGTCCCACGTCCACCGCCACATCGCAGTCCGCTTCCGAAATGTCGTTGTCGTACTCAAGCTCACCGGTCTCAGGGTTAATCACCGGCGTCATAAGCTCAATCTCGTCCTGCTCGCCGTTGGACGTCACAACCTTCATCTTGCGCTTATCTTCCACAAACACGTCTTTGGCCATAGACAACCAAATCTCGCCCACGCGCTTAATGGCTTTCGCCATGTTCGAGACGTAGATGTAGCTCTGCATATCAAGCCGCTGCATCACTAAATCCACCGCCTTACTGGTGACGTGCGACACCATCTTGTCCCCGTTGCCCTGACTCCCAAGGAGCTGCTGCATATCGATGTCCGTAACCCCCAACAACGCCGCCATCGCCGGCGGCACCTGCGGGGCTTTTGTGTACGCCAACGGAGGCGCAGGTTGCACCGCGCCTTGCGCGTCCGTAATCCCGTTCACTAGCAAGTACGGGTAGTTGCGCAGATTGTCTTCCGCCCACATCGTCTGATGCCCTGCCACCTGCTCAGGCATGAAAATCGGCTTCTCCATCGACGAGAGCGCCGAAATCTCTGCCAGCTTGGAAAGCTGCATATTCTTAAGGCGCTGCATATCTTTCGCCAACCGCACGTGCCCCATACACCGCTCCACGTTGTCCACAAACCACCGCTTCCCGTACACCGGCACAATCGGGATGCACCGCCCCGCAATGTACCCACAGTCCTCCAACACTTTCCCACCCGACATAATCCACTTATGCACCTTCTTCTGCTTAATCTTCTTGCGCTTAACTTCCTTGTACCCAAGCGCCTCCATCTCCTCCATCTTGCCCTCCTTCAGCACCGACAAAAGCTCCTTCTCCTCGTCTCCCGTAAGCCCCTCAAACGTCACCATGTAGTCGGTCGTCTCCTCCACACGGTAGTACTCCGCCACATACACCACATCCGGTGTCTGCCAGTCGAACTGCGTCCGGTTAATCTCCTTGGGCCATGTCGCTGGATCGTCCCCCCACTCCGCCTCATAGTCCTCACGGGTCAACGCCGTAATCACAAAACACCGCTTCGCGTCCGCCTTATCCTGCCGCTTCGCGTTCAAGTCAAAGTACACCGAGGAGTCCGCATCGTAAATCGGCTCAATACAGATGCGCTGCTCGTCACTCTCACCGCTGTACTCGTCCTCGTACTCGTTGCGCAAACGTAGCGCCCCAAACCCGCCCGTCACCGCCTCCTCAAAGGCGTTGTCATACGCCTCCTCCGCGCTCGAATCCACTTCCGTCGCTCGAAACAAACCGTTGCACGTCTCCGAAAGTTTCTCGTACTCCTTCTCCTTGGGAACAAACTCCACCGTAATACGGTTCGAGCGGTAGTCGTTGATAATCCGCATCACTGCGAGCTGCGTCTTGTTCACCTCAAACCTCGGCCGGTTCTCGTACTGCTCAGACAACGGCCCCTCCCACTGCGCCCCTGGGATCGAACAAAACCGGCGGTCTTGCAAACACTGCAACCGCTCCGTCCTTAACACCTCCTGTATGCGGTCAAACTCCGCAAGCGCCTCCGCATGCACCTTAACCGGGTCGTTCTTACTCATGCTCATCATCATGCTGGTTTAAGGGCTTGTGTCAATGGGGCTGGGAGCTTGCTACTTCTTTGAGAAAAAGTTCATCACCGGCAACACCTCAATAATCTTCTGCATCCGCTTCTTAATGCTCAACGCCGCCCGATTCAACCCGCTCACCACCAAATACCGCGTCGCATCCATCAAGTGGTCGTTCTCCTTCACAACCCTACCCTTGTCATCCCGCCGGTATAACCGGAACTCCGCCACCCAGTTCGTCATGCTCTTAAACACCTTCAACCGCCCCGTCGACATCCGCTGCCACACATCGTATATCCCCGTTTCCACCGCGTTGTTCGCCACCGTCAAGTCCAACCCCATCTGCCGGTACCGCACAAACAACTGCTGCCCGTCCACCTGCGTTCTGCCACGTGAGGCAGGGTCAATCACCCCAGGTATCCCACGCCCCCTCGCGTTTATCGCCTCCGCGTGAATCGCCGGCTCCGCCTGCCCCCTGTAATGCTCCGAATACAAATACAACGTGTCACTCTGCTGGTCCAACGCTCCAAACACCGCCGCTGTCTTGTTCCAGCCCACATCCATCCCAAACACCCTCGGCCAATGCACCGGTACCTCGAAGTCAGGCACCACCAGCTCGCTCTCCGGTACCGGATATATCGCCCCTGCCCCCAACTGCGGCACCCCCTTCGACCGCGCATCCCTCTGGAAAGGCGGGATGCTCGACCACAGGTCGTCCTTCTGCTTCTGACTCAAGTGCGGTACGTCGTCCCACGTCGCCATCCCCACAAACTTCGTCCCCTCCGCACGCTCACACACCTCCCCATCCCTCAAAAACGCCATCACCGTCTCGCTCATCCCCAAAAGCGGCGTGAACGTCAGCATCACCATACCGTCGTTCGTCATCGTCCGCAGCAGCGACTCCGTGTAGATGTCCAACGGTGGCTCCTCGTCCAACCAGATGATGTCCTGCTCCGTCCCCTGGAAGCTCTCGCGCCTCTGGTCGTAGCTCTTGAGCGTTAACCGCGATTCGCCGCCTGATGCGTGCCGGACCACGATGATCTCCACCGCGTCCGCAATGCCGGCCTTAGCCGACACCCGCAGGATGTCCTCCTTCGGGATGAGGCCCGTGCCGTGACTCCCAGCCGGCCCCAGCAGCTTCGTCTGCAAGATGTCCCGTGAGGTCTTACCGGTGTCCCCCGCCGCCCACGCCGAGATGGGGCGCTCGAACCGGCGCCCAGTCCACCATGAGGGGTACCGGCCCGTCAAGTGTACCGCCATCTCGAAGCCGCCAATGCCCTCGGTCTTGCCAACGCGGTTCGCCGCCATCATCAGACGCTCCTTGTACTTCGCCCCCGCCTCGAAGAAGGCTAGGTGCTTCTTGTAGAGCTCCCGCCGAAGGGGGCCGGTGTCTGGGTAGTAACCGAGTAAACGGCGCTCGCGCTTGCGGCGCTGGAGCTCCTCAAGGCAGAGGACGAGTTCGGCTTTTTCTTCTGGGCTGAGTTCTTTCACGGTCTAAGAGCGACATTCGCGTAGACGCCGCCGTCTCCGCTGTAAGTCCACTAATGCCTAAGGGGGTTTTGGCTTTTACTTTGTCTAATATTTGAATCAATAAGTTTTCCTTGTTAGGCAATGCAATACAAGACATGAATAGTGGAATCTCATTCTCCACTTTTCACTCTAATCTCAACAGCGTCAACCACTTCCCCCGTTTCGATGCCCGCAGGCGACAACCCTTCACGCAGCATTCCCGCTACGCGTTGCCGGATTTCCGCGTCCGAGAGCGTGGAAACGGGTCCGGTTGTCTCTTCCCGTTTGTCGACTCGAGGAAACATCTTCCCCAAAAGAGCGCAGTATGTCTTCGGATCACGCCTTCCCACTTCCTCCAGATACGCGGGACCGCCAAGACGCTCGAAGGATGTTTGCATGGCTTCCTTGAGGAACGTCGTGAACTTGTTCGGCGTTCCTTTAGCCCTTCCCGTAAGGTTTCTATCAAGTGCCATCTTTTCCTAAAAGA